GAACCGATGACGAAAGGTTGGAAACCTTTAGTTTTGCCTCTAAACTAATCCCGCAGAAAGGCCCCGAAGGGCCGATGGGTCAGGAATAGACCCACTTACATACTTCACTGTAGTTCATCTCACCACCAAAGTACTCATCAAGTGAATCCTTAGCTGAACGTTCTGCCTTACTATCATTCTTAGAGAGAAGATAGTTGAGACAGGGTTCAGTGAGTTCTGCTTTCACATCATTCTTAGTGACCGTTGAACGGTTCTCAGAACTTGCTACATCAGCTTGTGCTCGAAGGAATGACGACCCAGCGTTAAGTGTTCCACTGACAGAGAGTGCCAAGGGAAGTGCCACAACTGCAACTGCTGCACTTCGTACAACACTGGGAACCACTTGGTTCAAATCAAGAGACATAATGTTTGTTTAACTATGAATAGTATAGAATGAATCCAAAGGTAACGGGAGAACCGTGTGACACTTTGGAAACGGGTCAGACAGGACTCGAACCTGTGACCGACTGCTTAGAAGGCAGTTGCTCTATCCAGCTGAGCTACTGACCCTAAAGGTGGTTCCTATCGCCGCTAACCCTGAACCACCAAGGGGGTCACCGCAGTCGGTTGTCCGACTCCTTTATTATACACGATTGGTTGGTGATGTCAAGCCTGAACCAGTTTTGCGTGGTACTGGTGACTAAATGACTCTCTGTCACCTTTGATTCCCCAACCTAACCAATAGAAAGCGGGAGCCATATACTGATGAATAGCATAACCTTCGTTCTGGAACTCAGGAAGAACCTTCTGGAAATGAACCTCATTGATGAGGAACCTTGTTTGGCACTCAATAGTGCTGGGATTACAACCATACTTGCTGGCAAAGAATCCTAGGTTCTTATATCTACCAACTGTGGTCCATTGAATGAGTCCAAAACCACCACTATGACACTGGTTGTAATTGACTCTAGCACCACCCTCACAGATATTGGGATGGAAGTTAGATTCAGACTTGATATTGCCCATGATAGTGGAAAGGGCATTTCTATCAGTGATCTTTGCTGTCACTTGTAGTTCTCTCAGAACGTGCTTTTCGTTCTCATTACAAGAGGGACAAGTCCATTTAATTTTTGATTGTGTTTCTGGTGCTGGTACAACTTCAATAGAAGTTGCTGTATCCATATCCTCAGTCACATCAACATTTATTTCTGTTGTGGAGGCTTGTTGACATCCTACTAGCATCATTGCCAATAGAGGTGTTAATAGTTTCTTCATGTTCAAATCAAAGTTTGTATTATTGTATGGGTATTATCCATATCATTCAAGTCTCAAAGTAATCTTTACGATAATACCTGTTCATTATGTTGGAGTTGTAGTACAGAGGTGTGCCATCAGGCATGGCTTCAGTGAGCACATTGTTCTTAAACAAGGCCTCCGTCTCACCAAAGTTTGTCTTACCTTTAGTCTTGTGAAGAGATAATATCTCTCTACGGAACATGTGAGTTCCAAGGAGCTTAATGTCCTCCTTCAACTCATCACACGAACCATAGTAGTTTTTCCAGTCAGACTCTTTCTTTACTCTTCGTTTCTTCCCTGGAGGTTTTCTGTGGAACCAAAAAACCTTTCTCCCAATGTATCGTCGTTGGTTGGTGAGATTGGTAATGAGATAAACAAAACCATAATAGTCCAGAACATCGTCAGAACTAAAAGGTCTCTCCAGATAATACCACGGGTTTTCGTAGTCACACACATAATGAAATCAACTCCAAATATTTAGTGGTGCCAATCCCCCTCTCCATCCCACCTGTATCCACCTTGGTCTTTTCCTTCACCAGGATTAGAACCATAGTGGTCTCTAACGTTCTCTACCTGTTCTTCGAGAGGAAGACAATGAGGAGAAATGGGTTTCTCATACCACCAAACCATGTATCTGAGTAATGTCCGATGAGCCAAATCACGAAAAGGTGGCCTGAGTTTATCAGACCACCTCTTAAAAGTCAACAGGGGTGTGTTATGTGGATGCTTTAAGTCAATCTCACAATTCAAAGTTTGCGAAAGTGTCTTTTTGAACATCCTGTTTGATTCCTCCGACCACATAGGATTCTACCTCTGTTTCTTGGGGTGCCACTTGTAATCCCTTAGAACTGATCCAGTGTTGGGTCCAGGGAAGGGGATTGTTCTTGGCTGAGATGTCATAGACTGGCTTCAATCCTAACGCCTTAATACGACGATTGGCGATCCACTCAACATAACTTTGTAAAAGTGTCTCGTTAAGACCGATCATAGAACCGTCCTTGAAGAGGTACTGAGCCCAGGCTTTCTCCTCATTCACAGCTCTGTCAAACATAGTATACACCCATTCCTCTTCTTCCTTGGCGATCTGTTTCATCACAGGATCATCACCATTCTTCCACTTGTTCAGAATATTCTGAGTGATCGCGAGATGTTGGTTCTCGTCACGGGCGATAAGCGAAATGATCTTTGCCGACCCTTCCATGAGTTTGAGCTCACCGAAAGCAAAAGAACAAGCAAAAGAGACATAGAAACGAATGCCTTCCAGGATATTGACGTTTGCAACAGCCCTGTAAAGTTTTCTCTTAACCTCTTTGATCTCATAGGCGGATGATGGGGAATCTCTAAAGTCTGCGTTCCACATGTTACCAGAACCCCACACCTGAGCCGTGTTGATGAAGTCATCGTATGATTCAGTAACACTCTTGGCTCTGTCCAAAATCCTATCATCAGTTACGATTTTGTCAAGAACGTCAGCGGGGTTGGCATATACGTTTTTGATGATGTAGGTGTATGAACGTGAGTGAATCATCTCCATGAATCCCCACACTTCCATACATGCCTCTAGTTCAGGGAGGGAACAATACGGAATGAATGCCATACCGGGTCCACGACCTTGGATGGAATCCAACATGATCTGATACTTCAGGTTAGAAGTATAGATGTGTTTTTGTTCAGGGCGAAGTAACTGATAGTCACCCCTATCCTTCTGGAGAGACACCTCTTCAGGTCTCCAGAAGTATCCCAGTTGTTGTGTAGTCAGTTTCTCAAATACTGGATATTTGTAACTGTCATACCTCTGGACTCCCAGAGGCTTACCAAAGAACATTGGCTGTTTCTTGACATCATGTACTTCGGTGTTGAACACCGTCATACCCTTCACTTCATTCATTACATCTTTCCCATTGACTGGCGAAACCTTAAACTGCACAGGATTCACACTCTCCCTCCTCGGCTTGTGATAGTTCTTGTAATAGTTCGTCTAACTTCGATACGGGCTCTTCTTCTACTTCATCAGATTTGAGGTCGTGTGTGTTCTGATAGTAAGAAGTCTTCCAACCATACTTATATGTAGTCAAAAAGTCTTTTGCCATTTGTGACACAGGGACTTCATTGTCTGGATAGTTCTCTGGATTGTAACTCCAGTTACCACTGATGGCTTGATCAAAGAATTTCTGCATCACTGCGACTATTTTAATGTATCCACCGTTGTCTTTCATGTCCCAAAGTAACGTGTAGTTGTTCTTTAGGGTACCGTACTGGGGAACAATTTGTTTAAGAGGCCCCTTCTTCGATTTCTTAATGGACAGGTAGCCTCTAGGTGGCTCGATACCGTTCGTTGCATTTGACACAACGGAACTGCTCTCCGATGGCATCTGTGCGGACAAAGTTGAGTTCCTGAGTCCATATTCGAGGATAGTGTTTCTAAGACCGTTCCAATCATGCTTGAGCTCCATGGATGTGATTTCGTCCACATCCTTCTTGTATGTATCAATTGGCATTGTACCGGATGAATACTTGGTTCTTCCAAAATATTCACAATGACCTTTCTCCTTGGCCAACTCGTTAGAGGACTTCAGGAGGTAATACTGGAAGGACTCCGTGAGTTCATGAACTGCATCCCATGCCTCTTGTGAGTCATAGGCGTAACCAAGTTTAGCGAGATAGTGTGCCAGTCCGATATACCCAATACCCAGAGATCTTCTGGCCTTGGTTGCAATCTCTGCAGCGATGATAGGATAGTCCTGATAGTCAATCAACTCATCCAGACCCCTTACAGCCAGGTCACAGAGTTCTTCTAGGTCTTCTGTGTCCCTGATCTTACCGATGTTAATGGCTGACAGAATACACAGTGCAATCTCACCAACCTGGTCATCAATATGTTGAAGGGGATAGGTAGGGAGGGTAATCTCTTGACACAGGTTAGACATCTCTACCTTGTCTTTGAAAGAAGAGTGGCTGTTACAGTGGTCGATGTTCATCAGATACAGACGACCGGTCTCCGCTCTCTCCTTGAGAATATCTAGAATAAGTTCCTGAGCCTTGACAGTAATCTTCGGAACTGTGTCATCTTGTTCAAAGCCCACATACAGATCGTCAAATCGATCAGTACCAAAAGCATCATAGAGGCCTGGAACATCGTGAGGTGAGAAGAGTGTAATGTCTCCGTTCTGGATGAATCTCTCATAGAAGATCTTTGATAGTTGGATTGAGTAATCGAGTTTCCTTACTCGGTTGTCTTCTGTTCCTTTGTTGTTCTTGAGAACGATGATGTCTCTGATTTCTTGGTGCCAGATGGGGAAGTGCACTGTGGCGGATCCACCTCTAATCCCATTTTGTGTGCAGCATCGTACAGTTGATTCAAACTTTTTAAGGAAAGGAACAACGCCAGTGTGCTGTACTTCTCCGCCCCTGATCTTACTGTTGATCCCACGGACCCTGCCAGCGTTGATACCGATACCAGCCCTCTGTGCGACATAACGGCCAATGGCCATATCAGAACTAAAAATACTATCCAGGGTGTCATCAACATCAACCAGAACACAAGACGCAAACTGGCGTAGGGGAGTTCTGACACCTGCCATGATTGGTGTCGGGATGTTGATTTTGTGTTTGGAGATTGCATCGTAGTATCTCTTGACGTAATTCAGACGGGTTTCTTTTGGATACTCTCGGAATATAGTCAACGCAATCATCATGTACATGAACTGAGGAGTCTCGTATACCTTTGATGTGCTCCTGTCTTGCACTAGGTATTTATCCACAACCTGTCTCAACCCAGCGTAGGTGAACAGGAAATCACGATCATGATCAATGAAGCTTTCTACTTTCTCAATCTCCTCCTTGGAATACTTGGTGAAGATGTCCTTGTCGTAATGGTCTTTATATGCCAATTCGGTGATATGGTCAATGAGTGTAGGGAGTTCTCTTCTACCCCCGTACAGGGACTTTCTGAGGGAGAATAAGAGGAGTCTGGCTGCTACGAACTGATAGTTAGGATGATCC